AGACCCTGATTGCCAAGTCGACCAATACTGTACGGATCGTCATTAACCTCAGTACCACTATCGTAGAACTGGGTTGGTAGGAGCGTCTTGACAAACATAGTCGAACTGTCCACAAGATAGACCCGACCAATACCATCCTGAGCGACGTCAGTCGACTCGAAGATCGGAATGTCCTTGTACGACTGCACCGTGATACCAACATCATCACCGGGCTGAGTCTGGACACCGTTAAGACCCATAGTTGCTCGAACTGCTTCGAGACGTTCCTTGCCGCCAACCTCTTCCTCAATACGCTGGAACGTATCGTGGTTGGTCAGGAAGAAATAATTATCGTCGGCAACCGGGTTCTTACCCGAACTTTCTTTGACAGCCGTGATGGCATCGTCAAGAAGGTCAATAGTGAACGTACGCGGGTCACCATTGTTGTGAACAACATTCGACTCGAACTCTCCACCAATACGACTGAAGCCGTAAACATCGGCATTGTCCGAATCGCCAATGAAGTCAGCCTCTTCCTGATTACTGATAAGCTTATCGATGGAAAGCATATCGTCATCAGTAGTATCGTCAGCATCCTCAATATCTCGGAGAAGCTGAACGTTGATGTGTTTCGGGTGCTCACCCATACCGGTCTGGTGTTCCGTACCCTCACCGTAGTAACGGCGGAGCCAATCGAACGGATCGTCGAGGTCATCATCCTGCGTATCCGCAAGAAGCTGTTTGACCTGCGAAACATCGAACGAGTGAGCAATCGTTTTTGCTTCCTGCTCGAACTGGTCAATGTTAGGAGCCGCGGTATCTGGAATATCCGCGTTCTCGCCCTCTCCACCCGAACCGAGAGTGTGACCGAAGTCCGAAACCATCCGCTCGCCGGACTTGACCCACGCCCTGTTCTCAAGAAGTGCGAAAGCGTTTGCCTCGTGATTGATCGTGTAGAAGACTTCCGAACCGAAGACTGCATTTCGGTAACCCGGCGTCGACGTGAGAACCGGATCGTTCTTCTGCATCTGGGACGACTTCGTGGCGTGGTAATCTGGAACGAACCCGTACCAGTAATCGATCATATCCTGAATCGTACGGATACGACCGTCCGCCTTCTGAAGCGTTCCTGCAGCTTTACCATCCGAGGTTCGACTCGAAAGACGATAGAAGCCGTTACCGACCCCACCGCGCTTGAGCTGCTGTTTCTGCAGATAGTTTCGGGCCGCATCCGATTTCATCAACTTCTGCTGCTGTGATACCTTAGCTTTTGTAAGCTGGTGTGCGTGATTTGAGATACTCATATCTATTACCTCCAGTTGCTAAGGGCAGGCGACTCTTCCTCGTCGTCTCCCTCAGACTTATACATTTCATCCAGTTCATCGGCTCGATCGCCGATATTAACTCCCGGTGACTGAACACCAGCACCCTCAAGGACTTCCGCAACTGCCTTCTGGAGTTCTTCGTTACCGGACGGTTCTTCCTCTTCGCTTTCCGACTTCTGTTTGGTGTCGCCGATATATTCGCTGACGACAGACCACACGTCACCCGGAAGCTCGTTTTTGAGCTGCTCAGTAGAGAACTGTTTTTCTCCACCCTCAGCTTCTTCCTCTTCCTCGTACTCCTCCTCTTCCTCTTCGTCTTCGGATTTCTCCTCCTCGTACTCTTCCTCTTCCTCATCCTCACCTTTTTCGGCTTCTTCTTCCTCCTCTTCTTCGTGTTCCTCTTTGGTGAGTTCTTCTAGATCCTCCTTTGTAGCGAAGGTCTCTTCAATGTAGGAAAGAGTAGCGAGATCGCCTTTAGGGAGCTTTTCCGAAAGCGCCTCTCCAGCGATTTTCTCAATATCTTCTTCGGTTGGGAGTGTCTCCTCGACCTGTTTGACTACCTCGTCAACAGTCTTACTAATGGTTTCTTCGAGATCAGCCTTAGTAGCAATCTCGCTCTCGAAGTCATCTCGTTTGAGATAAGCCTCGGGATTGAAACCTTCAGGGAGTTCTCCCTTCGATTCCTCAGTCGTTTCTGCAGTTTCTTCGGTCATAGATTTTACAACGGCTGATTCAACAACCTGTTCTGGTGAGGAAACCCGACCCGTCTCCATTTTATAGGATTCGGAAGACTCCTCAACTTTCGCAACCTCAACGTTACTAACCTCACCATTGATTCGTGCAAATTTGGCTTCCTGATTCATACCCTTTTCACAGACTGTAACCGCCGACAAGTCCATTTCAAGGATATCATCGTACACCATATCACCATCTATCTGCTTCTGGGTGACAAGCGCTTCGCCACTAATTGAGTAGGAATCAATTTCACCATCCTCAATCTTTTGACGAACATCGCGGGATTGATTAGTATCGTCGAAAATCTCTCCTGCTACGAACATACCCGGTGGACGCCCATCGTCCAAATCCAAAACAGCCGTAGGGAAAGAATTTCGTTTGTACGTGTTATCTCCAATCTGTACCTCAACCTCTTCATCAGTCTCGAATCGCTCAAGAATACGCCCAACCAACTGATCTGTGTGAGCATAAGACAACGATGCCCTTTTCAGTAATTGTGGGAGCGCCTTATCTAAAGCGTCAATGTTGATTTTGTCATTCTCCTTGTCAATGATTTCAACAGATGCTGGCCCCCAAATAAGGAACTCATCACCCTGTTTGAAAACCATTGAGAAAGAGCTATCGACTTTAGCGTCGAAATTAATCTTCTCAACAAAATCAGCTTTAGCGAGTGCATCCGAGACACCACCTTCTCTAATAAGTTTTGCCATATCTACAGCACTCTTAAACCTCCATGGATTGTTTTCCGATTCAGCTAACCTCCGGAAAACTGAAAGTGACTCGGAATCAATCTGTTTCCACATACCAAGGGGAACATCCCCCAACTCAACAGCTAATTTAGCAACCTCAATAGGCGTTCCGATAACTGCATCATCGCCAAAAATCTCCGAAAACTGTTCATCAGGCCACGAACCAGTCACCTCATAATGAATTTTGGCTTGCTCTTCATCAGATTTTTCACTGATAGAAAGAGCTTCCATAAATTCTTGGTGACTATGTTCTGGCATTTACTTGAACAAACTTCGGGGATTCTTTTGTGGATCGAACTGTTCCTCGCACTCTCTACACTCGACAGGGCCCTGTTTCGAAATACTGAGGGACTTACTGAGTGCTATTTTAGTCCTGCAATTTGGGCAATACATTACCTGTCACTAATGAATACACCATAATAAGATATAAACGCGGGGATATTTAGTAATTTAGAAAGATGCGAAGTCTTCCTCTCTAACTTCAGCATCCGCCATATAATCTTCCATCTCATCATAGATAGCTTCAGTTGCATCATCATACGTATGACCATCCAGAGTGACCCCCAACTCAGACTCAACCGTATCCATAATACGATCACCCATATATGTACGTACCCGCTCATTAACCTCATCCACACTTTGTGTTGGATCTTCATCAATTAACTCGAACCCCACATCCATACCATCATCTCGAAGTTTAGGGCCAAGTTCATCGACCACCGACGAAACCGTATCAGTAACCCGATCCATCTGCTCAGGAGTAGCATCATCACCAATAGACACACCAGAGTCTCCATCTCCACCAGAACCACCTACCTCATAATAATACCCACCACGTGCCCCCTCTTGGACGTTAGCATCGTCAGGAGCATCTGACGGATCAGAAATATATCTACGATTCTTATAAAACCTCTCACGAACAATACCTTCAACATCGATGCCACCCTTCTCTTTTTCAGTACCTAACACAGCTTCGACAATCTCACGACGGTCAATTCCTTGACTCATACATATTCGTATACATACCCCACTAACTAAAACCTATACCCTACACGCAAAAGAAAACAGAACTGACAGCGACCTCTACCCAACAGTCACATCATAAGTAAGCATTGCTTCTCCATACCACCTCCATATGAGAAATAGCAAGTAAATCCACGTGGCACTTTTTCAAGGATGTGAAAACTATCTACAGACGAACAAACACGTTCCAAATATCTTTTCACCATAGCCACCAAACCTCAAATAGTGATAGAACCTCACACAACTTGAATGTTTACTCGCCCTTTACTTACTCTATTTAGCACCCGGACGGACATCAGTCATTCCATGTGGTGTTCCATGAGAACCAATATCTGATAAATCAACCTCAGGTTTCCGAGACACCTGTTCAGCATCAACCTCGCGAAGCTCGGACATTGCCTCGCGCATCATATCATCATCTCCCGTATTCCTGGCCTCGCTATGAACATCCCACAAGAACTCCTCGTACTCCTTCAACTCATCATCCGTCATCTCCTCATGGACAACCACCGGAGCATTCCACAAATCATTAGGATCAACAGACCCCTCAGTAGAATCAGACCCCGTACCCGGATCACGCTCATAATAATACCCACCACGCGACCCCTCTTGAACATTGACCCCTTCAGGAGCTTGTGACGGGTCGGAAATATATGTGCGTTTACCCAACGACCCAATCTCCTCAAAGAACTCTTCAGGAGTAACCGAACTACCCTTCAACAACTGATCGAGCGTAGACACGAAATCGTCAGACATCATTAGCTCTCCCTGCCGTGCACGTAAGTTCTCAGCTGCAGCCTCTAAATCTTCACGAGTAGGATCATCTATATGTGGAGTTTGATCTCCCGTAACCAAACTAACCAAATCCTCAACCATCTCATTGATACTATCATTGAACCCACCAGCAATACTACCCGGCCCCTCATTAGTATCATAATAGACCCCACCACCCGGGCCCTGCTGAGGAGTATACCCATCAGGAACCTCATTAGGCGTGCTTACATATATTCGGGACTTATACTGTTTGAGGCCAATCTGCTCCATATCGTAATCAGTAAGTCTATCAAGTTCACTTTCCACCCGACCCTCTACATACTCTTCTATATTTTCACGATCTTCTTCTGGAACATCACCGAAAAATTCATCTATGACAGGTTCCATTACTTCATCCACAGACAAATCCTCAGCACCCATTATATTTACCATCTCCCTTGGACTCATTACATCTTCGATAGTGTCGGACATAATATCGCTACGTATACCCGAACCGGGTTCACTTTCTTCCCATTCAGGTAGATTAGTAGCATTTTGTGCTTCCTCATACGGTGATGTACTCTCAGTCTCATAATAAACCGCTCCCCGATCAGACGTTTGCGCACTATACTGTTCAGGAACATCTTCAGGCGAATCAACATACACCCGAGACTTTGACGTTCGACCACTATCTATGAACTGTGAATCAATCCGCTCGTAGTAAACACCCCCATCTTCATCTTCCATAGGAATATACCCCTCAGGAACCTCATCACGATCTCCAACATACACCCGAGACAACCGATTCTTCTCAGCAAGCCCAGTCTTAAACACCAACCCCTTAATCATAGACGACTCAACCTCACCAGTAGCAATGAGATTATGTCGAATCCGATCACGTACTTTGGACTTGAACTCTTCTGTAACTAAACTTTCGGGGATTATATTATCAGCAACAAACTGAATAACATCATCAAGTGGATCATCTTTGGACAAATCTCCAAACAACTCATCAAACGTCTCCATAACCCCACCAACCTCAGCCCCCTTACCCCTCTCCTCGGGGAGATAATACAACGCCCCACTCTCACTCCGCCTCAACACCACATCAGATGGGCACTCGCGCTTCGAACTAACATACACTTTGCTCATAATTACACTAAAACAAACGTAATAACCCCATATAGACATTTGGGCGTCTCCACCACCCAACACACGTACACGAGAATAAACCTACTGTCAACTAATCCTCGACCCGTCTAACAAACACCTTCACCCCACCCCCAACCCACATATGATCATCAACCACCAACCCATTACGATCAAGGATAGACGACAACGCTAAGAGATTTTCAAACGAATCGCCATCCATAACAAACTCAACCCGACTATCATCAGGAGAACTAATAACCTGAAACGACCTCTGCCCACTCAACTGTTGGATAACTGCTCTCATTGGTGGCAGAAATCCCTCCAATTGTAAACCCCATACGTGATTGCCTGTTTGTACGCATCACGCCACGAATTAACATCCTCACTATCTACCTGATCGGGGAGAATCTCAAGAACATCAAGAACCACATACCCCGTAGGAGTAAATTTCTTATACACAAGAGTAGGCTTCTGACCCGACCCCTTACACACATAATCAACTCCGGGGATAACCTCAAGAAGATAGTTATTCGGGAGATTGATCTTATAGACATGAAGGTCTTTCTCAACATCATAATCAGACTGTACCTGAGCAAACTCAGAGATGAAACTATCGAACTCCAAGATTGAAAAATCATAATCCCGCATTATTCACCACCATCCATTGAGAGATCGTAGCGTCGATTATACCGATCAACCTCCTCCATTAGGGACGTTTGACAATTTGGGCAGGACAAAAACCCATCTCCAAGCAAATCTATTGGGCGAACCTCATGCTTACAATTGGTGCAAATCAGGGATGGATCGTTGGTCACGTTTACAGTTTCTTCCATACAGTTTGATCAATGTACCCCCTCACCATAAAGATTTAGATGAGTACAAATGCTACCTATACATTCCTGTGAATATCTTTTGATCTTGTTGGATACACACCAGTAAAATGTTCGGACTAATAACTCTAACACTCAACCCAACCAATACTGGGAACAAATTCGACAGACAAATCAACATCACAATTACACCGACCATGTGCATGATCTCGAACACTCCGCGTCGAAAAAGACGTAAACTTATGTGCATTAGCTAAAGACTCACCCTCCAACAACAACTGCCTCAACTCCAAACACATCGACTCTACAACCCCCACACGAGGATAGTAAACCGGCCCAGACACCGAGGATTTTTCTACGACCCAAACCTTACCCCGATCCTTAGACCCAAACCTCGACGACACACGGACGTCTAACCCACCCATAGGCGTTGACTCAACAAGATACCCGAAGATTCTCCCCACCACATGCGTATCCAACCCCAAAAACGAAAAATGTTTCGACTTCACCACCCCACTACGCTTAGGATCATGAACCACCGTATACAACTCTGTGAGTAAATGAGAAAACTTATCAGCATCAACTAACGGAATCCAACTCTCAGTAAATTCTTGACTAACCATACTGAAAACAAGAACGTTTAGGACTATAAACTTTTAGAATTACTACCCCTGAATGTGTCCAACACGGTGTGTATACGGATCAACCGGTTCCAACCACTCAACCGAATTCAGGAACGGGATAGAACGACCCTCCCAAATCTCCTTATGATGGACATCCATGTCCTTAACCGCGTCGTAGCCGTACTCGGCAACAGCAGTCAGGCGGTGAACGTAGAAACGATCATCGCCTTCAATAACTTCCTCGTACCCGTCACCTGAGATTGTTAAGTTGCACATTTGTTATCCTTCTCCATTTAGTACAACACACCCCTACACCTTAATAGCGATTATAGCGGGGATATTTACCTACTTAGATTTCTAACCCACCCCCTAACCCAAAAGCCGCTTTACTTAGAGCGTTTTATCGAACATCCAGTTACACCCATCAGCAGTACACCGATACCGAGGCCCAAACGGCCCATTACCCGACCGAACAACCTCCCCAACTCCACACCCGGACATGGATCGGTATTCATGCCTCGACCCTCCCCATACCATCAGCTCTGAACCCGACACCACAGTCAGGACAATCGAAATGGGACATACTTGCACCCCATCCAGTCTCGGTGACGAAACAATCGCAGTTCGGACAGTTTATAGGAACACTCATTTGTTTTCCAACCTCCATATAACAGTACACCCCACACCCACCTTAAAGTAAGTATGTCGGGGATATTTACCGGATTAGTTGACCAAACCCATATTGATCAGGCTTGAACACACAACAACCCACCCACCAACCCCCGGATTGAAACGGTTCTCGTCAGCGAAGACATCCCACGAAACCTTAATTTCCACAGGCTCACCACTACGGTCGCGATCCACCCGAACAACCGTGCGGCTGAACCGACCCGTAATAACAACATTATCCACACCCGTGATATTACGGATTGCCGCCGCCAACTGATCCTCGACAAACAACTTATCTGGCTCAGCTGGTACATCCTCTGGATCCAAAACCGGGAACTCGTACGAATTGATTGTTTTCATTTGTTTCCGACCTCCATATGACTATACAACCCCTACCTACCTTAACCTAAGTATAGCGGAGATATTTGTGACTAATTATCAGACCAACACACCGGACAAGTATCTCGTTCAAACGGTGAACCATTAATCTTCGTAACCTCAGCAGCTAACGCCCCATTCCTAACAGGTCTCCACACCGTCTCACCTATCTCATCACACCGATGGTCTCGATGTCTATACTCCCCATAAAAATCTACCCAATAATCTTCCACAAACCCATAGAAACACCCCACCCCAATATAGATTACGCGACAAAATATCCCATAAATATCATAACTTTGAAAACAACCTCAATTCTCTCCCTACACTTAATCCCCATGAACCTTCTCCCAGCGATCAACCGGTATCTGCATCATATCATTCCAAAACTCTCGCTCCCGATACTTACCAAACAAGAATCTAAAGTTCTCGCAGTAGTGAGCAAAGAATATTAGCTTCCCCCTCCAGACAGGTGGTGGATTCGTATCCCAATCATACGGACGTTTACCCCACCACCGAACCACCCACCAAAACCTCTGAAACAATAACGCAGTAACCAGCAAAGATATTCCGGCTAATATAATAATCACAAACATACTCAGTATCACATTAACCGTCCAATCCAACGGTGTACTAACCGTAGAACTCGACACCCAATACCCGAGACTGAAAAACCCCAACGCTAACACCATTCTACCAAACGAACCCCTATTGACAAACCTCATACTAATACCAACCCACCCCACAGATATAAAACTTTAGTTACCTACCAAAAGTCATTGATCTACCAACTCAATAGTATACCGACATCCAATATGAGGCAACCCCTGCTGAGACCTTTCAGGTGTACCACCAAACTCTTCGGCATACTCTTTCAACAACTCTAACATCTCAGAAAGAGGAACCCCACCAGACGTTTTGCGCTCTAATTGTTTACACAACGTTGTCGAATCAGTATCTCCCGGCCCAACCCACCGAACTAACGGATCACCCTTACGAGCTTGGATAGCAATAATCTTCGAGGAATTAAGAACACCCGCAACCTCCTGACGTGCGATCCTCACCCTTTCATGCTTTTCTAATTGAGGAAAATCATCACGTAACCGACGCTGAATACTATCAATCGACCACCCCTGCGATTGTGTCAAGGACGTTGAAATCTCATCTTTAACCGTAAGAGCAGCAGCCATAGGCGTATTACTATAATCATCCCACATCGGATCCTTCATATCCAAAACAACATTGACCCATTCCTGCGTCTCCTTATCAACATCACTACTACCAGTCCAAGAAGGTGACTTCTCAATAGACTTAGGCCACACTTGTGACTTGTGGGCTCGACTAATATTCTCCAAACAATCTGAAGACACCTGAGCGCCCCTCTCAAGAAGTTTTCGTCGTCTATGATACGAACCCCCTACAAACTTCTCAACAAACGTGTCGAGTACGTCAGACCCGTCAAACGACTTTACTCCAGAACCCAATACTTTTTCATCCGTCTCAACGAATCCCGTAGAATCATCATCGTCATTTTCCACAACGTTACCACCTTCTTCCAAATCTTCTTGAATTTCATCTAAATCTAACTCCTCAACCAACACCAACCGATTACCCGTCGCATTCCGAACATCGTCTAACGACCCATACTCCGAAACATGCGGATGATCTAACGGATCAGGAAACGCCTCCCGATACCAATCAATGTAAACACCATTTTCAGGCATATCTACAGCCACCCCCAACAACGATTGATTATACTCATGACTCGATTCCCCATCAGCGATCACCCGATACACCCCAACCGACCACGACTTTTCAACCGTGTCAACCCGAAGCCTATCCGTAAACCCTGAATCATACGTNCCAAGATCAATATCGTCACCCTTAGAAAAGTCTTCACCCTCGTAGAACTTTTCAGCAAGTTCATAGACAGANTCCTCAGTATACACACCATCAGCAATATCATCGAGGACGGAGTAAAATTCCATNGGAGAGCTAAACTCAAAATCTACAAATGAATCTTCAACCCACTCTCGATACTGCTTAAACGTAACCTTCTCAATCGGTTTACCAACCTCATTTGAAAANTCAAAGATAGTATGTGCATGTAACCCACCNGAATCATCTTGAGTTATAGCGTCCTCATTCTCTCTCATACTATACCCAACACATTGAAGGACTGTAAATCTTTAGTTATCGCCAAACTTTCCCATGTGCTCCCACGCCATTTTGAAATCATCCTCATGATTCATATCNNNACCACGGATAACCGTACCCTCTNTCAAATCCTTTTGATCATCAACATANTCATAATCTTCTAACCCACCCGCTGCGACGACCTCAAACTCTTCCTGAAACCCAGCCCCACCCGAAAACGCCATATACACATCATCAACATCCATAGTCTTACAGAACGCAGCTCCAGACGACCCACTAAACTTATCAGCCGCAATAGGATTCCACGACCAACTTGCAATTGCTCGATGATCCGCTACTGTAGACCCATTCTCCTCAGCCTCATTAACTCTTTCTCCACCATAATTCCCACCAATACCCCGATACAACGTAATTTCATCTCCAAACTGTTCACGTAAGAAATCACGAGTGTGATCAATATACGCATTGGCTGCTTCCAAATATTCCTCGGCGTCGTCCCTACCCTGAATTTTATCAATTTCATCTGCTACAACAGACGGGATATTATCTTCTCCATTCATGTGAGCGACCGTCCAAAAAATAGCGGTCTCCTCTTTCTTAGACCCACCAGTCCAGTCGCCAACCGCACTTTCAAGATCATCCAAATACGTCTCATGCTCAGGATACTTATTTTCAAACGACTTCATAAGCGTCTTATTGAACGTACTCCGTGTGCCACTTGACGCAAACATATCAAACCCATCAACATCCATAACATCAGATTCAAGATTAGTATCCTTTAACGCAAATTGAATAACCGTAGAAACATCTCGTCTTCCTTCAACATAACGATCTGCTACCTGAAAAGCATCATCAGCTGAAGCTCCAGCTTTATACATTTGCCCAACTGTTTTACCAATCTCCTTCATTACCCCATACGAACTAAACGTATCAACATCTAAAGCCTCAATATACTGAATTACACTTCCCGGCTTAGAGAAATCAGTTGACTCAACAGTCTGATCTTCCCGAGAAACAATTTCTGCACGATCGATACCCTGCACCTCAACATTAGTAGGATATGAACTCCCCAAAACATCAATATCTGCAAAATCACCATCTACATTACTAAGCGTTCCATTAACAACATCGCCATCCCACATCTCAAGTTTGACAGACGTACCCTCGGGGACATTAGCCAACATATTAGGAACAAACGGGCCATCATCCGTGATAGTACCACCATCCCCATACCTCTCCTCTATCTCGTTAAACAGATTCTGAAGCTTGTAAGTCATTACCTCATCATTGTCATCTTGGATTAACTCTGCAAGAGAGGCATCAGGTTCAAGATCATTATAATCGGGATTATACATGGGGATTGAACTAATACTTCGGAAATCAATATCCTGCAACTTAATCTCATCTGGATTGAACGAATAATCTGTCTTCTCAAGCTCCCAAACCTTGGCTATCTCAACAGCCATATCCGAACCTGAATACTGATACTCGTGTTCCTTAGGAGACGCTAACGACTCTTTAGGAACCGTAACACCATCATCAGGTTCTGACTCTGGAAGACGAACTCTCCTCTTGTGGATCAACCTCCTCAAGTGCTTCCTCCCACCCACCCGATTCTTCCTCATCATCTTCATCATCGTCCTCCTCCTGTGACTCACCAACCGTAACTTCGGAAACAGTATTGGGGTCGATATCTAACGCCGACAACTCTTCAGGATCAACATTCTCCAACCGACCATACCACGACTGATCGGCTCCCAAATCCTCGGCAAGTACCGCATCAACATCACCATCCTCTCCGGGGATAAGTAACAAGTCACCCTCAGAAATATCTCCGATCTCAATATCGAAATTTACATCGGCAGGATAATCTCCGGGGATATACACATCACCCGGTGGCTCCTCATCATAGACGACCTCGTCAGTATCAACGTTTTTCCACCCCACCCCACCTTGCGGGCCACTATACGGCATCCACTTAGACTTACCAAACAAGGACTTATCATCGGAGTCCTCTTCAACAGCAATAAGATTAGGGCCATCAAGTGAACCTAAAATCCTCTCCCTACTCCAACCCTCGATATACGAAAGACTTTCATCACCATCATAAACACCATCTACTATTTGTCCAACTAATTCAAACTCTCCATTGACGTTTTCGTAAATTTCTATCATAGATTACCCTCTATTGCCGCTAATAGGTTATTATTTATATTCTCCAACATCTCAGATTTAGACCCCTTAGAACCATCCACATTATCAACCATACGCATTGAAACCTGAGTAGAAATCTTTGATGCTTTATCACGGATAGCATCTCGATCAACGCCATCAACCATACCTTCAATATACGAAAAAGTTTCCCAAAAAGCGGAAATATTTTCATCCTTAGTCATATCACTTGAAGCGTTATCAAAATCAAAAACAGTTAACTCACCACTCTCACTAACCCGAATATTGTCAGGATGTGCATCCCAATTTCCAGCTACCAATTGTTCAGCCATTACCCTCTCAACACTATCTGGATTGATTTTATCTCTAACCTCTTCTGAAACAGTCCGTAATGACTCACCATCAGCCTCCTTAGACGCGAACCAACTACCATCATCAGCCACATCATACGTTGCAGTACTACCACCAATCTCTTCAAGAAAATTATATGCTGTCATTGTTCGGTCTCTCGACTCTTCCATCCTCTCATTATCAACAGTAACCTTGTAAACCTCGCTCCCATCTTCCATCTCCAACACATCCATTTTATTGGCAGTACCAAACGTTTTCTTACCTAACTTCTCACTTAGAGACTGGCTGGAAACAGCACCATCAATAATACTACCACCAGACGACCCATCTCCCGGTGCATCTTCAGTATACACAACCTCTCCCGTCTGAGTATTACGCCAACCACTACCACCTCTCGGCCCCTCATATGGTTCCCAATCACCCTTGCCAAACAAAGACTTACCCGAACCCTTCTCTGTGAGATAATCATCTAACTCCTCGGGTGACGGATAGTAACCAAACTCATCTTTAAAATCATACTGTGCGGTGATTGAATCCGCCTCGGCTTTTAGTTCAGAAGGCATTTCACTCATATTGCGTTCACCTCTCCAACCGACATACCACCATACTTCTCAAACATCTCATCCAAAACCTCTCGTTGATCATCTTCTATAACAGTATCTACATTACCCAACAATAAAAGTGCCCCATACTCTGCTACAAACTCAGAGGGATTGTAACCTGCATATTCTGAGACTGACTCAGATAACACACGATCTCCATCATCCCATTGTTTGGAATAGTCTCCCTCAAGCTTATGATGGTGAATGGAATGCATTACTTCATGAGCGCAAATATGATCGATAGAATTGGCGACCAACCAACCATCGTCATACATCTTAACCGCATACTTTTGAATCCTATCAGCAGATAACGAACCACTCGAAAACCCAATCTTAGCCGTTGAAAAGTTATACGCCGCAACCGCTTGATCACTCCCAATAGTGAGATTTTCCTCAGCATACACTTCACTAATCGCCGTATCATTACTATCCAAAATACGTTGAACCGTATCCTCGATAACCCCACCAACATCATCTCCAAAATGATCATTCACGCTGGTGAACTTTGGCTGCTTTTGAACCGTAGCATCTGTAATAGTCTTCTCATAAATTCTCGACTCATCAGGATCAACAACAACCCTCTCACCATCCCCATCTTCAAAGACATACTGGCGATACCCATCACTCTCCCCCGTAAACACCAACTCACCATGTTCAGGGGAGTGATAGGTTGCACCATGAATAGCCGAATCAAACGGTGTGACAAGTACCTCATCGGTGTAGATCAACATATCAGGTTCCTGAACCCCACCCCGTAACTCGACAATATTACCATCAATACTTTTGACCTGAACATTCTGCTCCCGAGACTCACCAGACGGCGTCTCCCTACTAAGAACCAACGGAGTACCATCAGTAACCCACTCAGGGACATTAGAATAATCAGGCATATCTCCCTTGGGTAACGCCCGAGTCTCCAAATCCTCGGGGCCAACCGAGGACAAATCTCCATACGAATCTTCCAACACCAACTTCGTACCAGCAACCTCGCTCTCATTAACACGATCAACCGTATACCGTTCAGGCCCACCTGTTGACCGTTGAAGATAAATCTCATCTCCCTCATCAAAATCCTCTATAGATGGCAACTCAATATTTTCGGTGGTATCTCCACCACCATCCAAAACAGACGGATCGCCACCCTGCGACTCAACAACCTGCTCTAACACACCCAACTCTTCATCAGACAACCCCTCGGTACTAAACCCACCCGGCGGATCAGGTTGATACAAAACCTCGCCATTCTCAGTATTACGCCAGCCAAACCCACCCTGCGGCCCCTCGTATGGCTCCCAATCCCCGCCCTTACCAAAAATACTCATTACCGAATATACCGAACCAACTAAAATAAAATCGTGGGACTACTCGTCGGAAAGGTCTTCATCAGACGACTCATCATCTTCATCCTCTCCCATACCATCCGCAACTTGAGTCCAAAAATCATGCTCCATCCATGCAGACATTTCCGCACGAGACGCACCCGGTTCAGGTTTTTCCATTGCTTCCTCCATTTACTATTACGTACCAACTACACATAAAGATTTGTAAAGTGGTGATTATTGTGCGTACTTTTTCGCCAACTCAAACCCATAGAACTCAAGGATAGTTTTGAGCAGCTCATCCCCAACCTCAATTCCATCAGGAGCCTCTCCCCACTCAACATCATTACTGAACCGACCAATCTTCTCCTCAGGGATACCTGCGGCTTCAATAATTTCATCAAACGAATTACGACTACCATCGCGAGCACTCTCACCCTCTCCCGGGCCCCCATCCAACATATACTCTGTAGGAGTAAAACGTCCTTCTTGATAGAACCTACTAACAGCGTTATGTAATGCCTTCTCCTCAGGGACGTCAACAAATGAAGCCCGAATATCATACCCCTCTTCCTCAAGTTTCTCAACCATCCGAATAGTAGAATCGGGAGTAGTAGCAACCTTATCAAGAATCATATTGTGACGATCCTCGGTAGCCTTAGGAAACAGATTATCCTTCGCCATCTTGGACGCCTCGGCATGAACCTCGGAAGCATTCCCACCAGTATACTCGGGGATAGGTTCCTTAGTCTCATCCGAATTAACATGAGTGAACTCGCGACCACCCAAATCATCTTCACCATACGACCCCGACTCAACCTGCTCCTGCCACCACCCCTTACCCGCTCCCGGTGGGCCAAGAACAATCATCCCAACCGGTTCCTCACCCTCAGGGACAGCAGCATCATCATTCACGAGATTGTCCGTCCACTCATCATGCTGTTCCAACCTCTCAGGATTGTAATTACCATCTTCATCCGTGTGATAGTTTTCAGTATTCTCATCATCAAAGAACCCCTTCTCAAACCCTTCCTCACCCCGTTGCCATTCCTCATCCTTACGGATTTCCTCGACAAACTCATCAACTTCATCCGGCTCAGGCTGCCTCCAAAACAACGGATGCGCATCACTACCAATTTCAGCATACCTATTAGACGGAGTAACCATCCCCTCAACATCATCTGGATCCCAATCTTCAATAGGCCCACTAACACCATCAGGTGTCTCCCGATCTCCCGGTGGAATTTTCTCTGAAGCTGCTTCGGACGGTTCACCCTCAGCAATAGTCTCCCCCAATTCCTCAATAACATCATCAACCGAGACACCATCAATCTCATCTGCTAAGTCCTGGGGAGACATTGCATACGTACCACCCTGCTCACCCGTAAACTCAACATACCCATCAGGTATATCTTCATTGGGAGGGATGTGTTGTGCGCTATCTGGGATATTAGTCTTGTTGAACAATTCTCCATCTTTCCTATAGAACCCAGTCAACTCAATAGTAGTAGGATGTGACCCCAAAGGCCCCTCTACAATCTGAGGACGGACATACTGTTTGTCTGCGAGTTTAACCTCATCAAGGATAGTTACCCCGGAAACCTCATTCAACAAGTTTGTCACCATTTTACGCGCCTTCTCAGGACTATACACCCTACGCTTAGGAGTAATAGAACCATCTGCACCCGTATAATCAGTTTGAACCACCGAAGCCGCGCTCTCAATTGTATCTAACGTCTCAACAATCGCCTTATGATCTCCTGAATAGGAAAACTCCCCACTATCAGGATTGAAATAATACGTTTCGTCGTTTTCGCTGAATCTTATCATGATTTACAACTCCTCGGGGAACGGAACACTCTCAATACCACCACTACCACCTACACTCTCAAATAAGTTATTGAAAAACTCGCGTTGCAACTCGTTAGGTTCGAAGACAGAGAAATAACTCTGAAGAAAATCGGGATGCCCCTCGTATAAATCGCGTAAAACTTGCGTAGAAATACCATCTCGTTGCATTTCAACATGAACACCCGTGAAAGCCTCGTGTGCATTCGTCGTAGAATACTCATCAACCACCGGAACACCCCCCTCAGAGACAACATTGAACTGATCCTCGAAAAAATCATTCAAATCTTCTGCAAATGACTGAATTTCCGAGGGAGAATCGTCGCTAACCTGAACCTTGAAAGCCTCAGCACCAATTTCATCATCAAACCGACCCGAATCTCGAACACCCTCAAGATATGGTTCCGCCATTTTACCCTCAGCAACCAATTCTTCAGCAACATCACCAATAGACCGACCAACCAACCCCTCAGGGAACGACCCATCAAACGTAATTGCGAGGATATTAGAAAAATCCTCTACCTCAACCCCATTACCAGTCAAAAACGCATGTCCCATCTCGTGAGACACCGTATCATCAAACGTATCATCCCGAAGATAGACAACCCCACTACTCTGATCATAATACGACATAGGAGAACCCCCACGAACCTCACTAACCGCTTCAGCACCCCGTTCAGTCGCCTCGCGAACCTTAGACCGGGACAAATCATCACTAATTCTCTGAGATACCTGCTCCGAAGATAAATATTCCCCACTAAACTCAATATCAATACCCGAGACAAGAGAATCTTCTGTGATAACCTCACCCGGTGGCGAATCTCCATAATACACCTCTCCAGTATCAGGATTCTGCCACCCGGAACCACCCTGCGGCCCCTCATACGATACCCACTCAGCCTTACGAGCATCGCCTCTAACAGATTTCTTAACTACACCCTGTATGACACACACATTGCTCTTCATTTGAATGTCACCTAACGTCGACCCCTGTCGGGAAGATTACGCTCAAGTGTATAATCCATTTCCGAAGCTGTAGTAATAACCGACCTCCCACAACACTCATACTCAACCGTAGTAGCACTCTCCCGATACAACTCCATAAACTGACCACACCGAACACATCGAGGATTTCCACCAGACATACCCGAACCTACACAAAGCAGAGATATAAAATCTTACCTGTATTTCTCCAATGAAACAGAACCCGACCGAGCTTTAGACCGCCGCTCCATACGATCAATTTGCTTCCGGAGAATTTTTGCAGTAAACGTATCCTGTTTAAGAGCTTGCCTATTAACTCTCCACCGAGTCATCCAATCCGATTTTTCTCTCGCACTCATTGTCTCCCACTCCGGAGGAAACCGATACTCACTATCCACTATGATACTACCTACCACGTACTACCTACCACAACCGTATAAACATTTTTGCGGTGATATATGATGAACTACCTACGGAACATAACCACGCGGTTCAATGGAATTTCAACCAAATGCTCCTCATACCCACGCAACTTGTCATACCGATTGTTACGAACATCAGCCTCGGGAGCATTAGGATACGTTGAAACAGTCGCCACCCCATCAGAATACGTGACAGCCGTAGCATACATCTTCGTTTCCTCACCACGCCTCTCAAAAATTAACGTTCCCATGAAAAACCCCACACACCCCACCAGTATAAAGTTTTACATACTAATGATACTCTGGGACATTATGCTCCCGAACAGACACCGAACTAACCGCCTGCTCAAACCTCTCCCGGGCAATCTCATTAATATCCTCGCACGTCTCACCCTCGCCACCCTCCACAATTACAATAACCCGATTACCATTCAACCCATCAGCCGCATCAGTCTCCATATGAACCCTCGCCTGATTAGTAGACTTCTCACCATTGTCGCCATTATCATCACTCATGTGTAAAACCTCCTATGAACAACCTTAGCACCAACAGACAACAGAAACCCCATAAACATCAGCATCACCGAACTGAAAGCCCACCCAAACTCAGTAACCATCGTAACCGCCGACCAAACTGCAAACCCTAAAAACCCAAAGAGGAAAACCACAAACCCAGCAGCCCAAACCAACCCTAATAGTTTACCATTCTCTTCTTTCATCGGTTCAAACACCTACCACACACGAAAACCTCACCCCTACAAGTCTCGGGATTAGAAATCTTTACAACGGCCATATTCGAACATCCAACCTTACTACATTCCATACCGACCAAACAAACCGAAAGAATATAAAACTTTAGTAATCAGTTGAACGTGAGATTCAACCCCACAAACGATTTCCTCCCCAACACCACCCAAACCACACGGAACAAAAAAGAATTACTGTCTGCCAGTATCTACCCCACTCTACGGAACTGAGGCCTCAGGTAACTCCTCCTCATCTACAACCGTAAACGCATCACCCTCGACCAACCGACGTCTGGTCTCAGCACCAGCCCGTTGCGCAAACTGACTGATAGTGAGCTTATTCATGATTGCGATCCACAAACTCATAGACCTGTTTGACAAACTGTTCAGTATCCATTCTGGCCGCCCACATCCCACTATTACTCCTCTTGAACGCTCGATACCCCTTATCAGGCCTCATAGTGACAGAACGCTCGATCTTCTCATATGTAGGCAAGTCCCCATTGACCTCCTCAACACACTCGTTATACAACCGACGAACCCGAGAGGCTTTTTCAGCTCGATCATTATCCTCATCCTCATCTTCCTCCTCTTCAAGGACAGACAACACCTGTGCTGGCTTACCACTATACCCAGCAGAACTATACCCCGAACTCGCACTCGTAACCGCTCCAGACGACCGATTATATGGCTTATCAGAAGTAGGTGTATCTGGCTGACTTGGCCCACCACCAGTTTCATTCGGATCTTTAGGCCGACCCCCACTCGTACTCGTAGTACCCGCCGCATCAACCCCATCATCATCAACCGTAGGTCGATCCGAGGGATTAGATTGCGAATCATCCGAAGACACCGGACTATCATCAGGCGTGGGATCAGACCCGAACAACCCACCCAACCCACCATCGTCATCATCTTCTTCAGGTGGTTCAACCTTTTGCGGCTTGACATCGACCCGATCATTACGAGTCCACTCGGCTTCCATACCAAGATCATTAGCAACCCGAAGATTCTGTAACTCACTACCCTTGAGACGGGAAAGGGCCTGTTCGTCTTCCTCTTCAGGAGTCTTGAGATGACGTTCCCAACCAGCAGCACCAATCTGACCAACAAAAGCGGGAATAAATGTATCCTCGAACACCTTCTGGAGTCTTTCAGCCGACCGATTCGACACCACAATCTCAAGAGACTGTGAAAGACCCGTAGACTGAGCATTAGCACTCTGGAAAACCGCAGTAACCCCAAACTTCGCCGAAATACGATCCAAGAACCACTCGCGCATCTGCATTTGCTGCATTTCAGCTGGACTATCCAAAAGAGGTTGCCAACTAATAGGAGTACCCCCACCATCCGAATCATCAATCATAGTGGGAATATGCTGCGAGTCAGTATTGAGCTTCGCCAACTGATCCTGATTCCACGACAACACCGAATCCGAATTACTCGACTTGATTACAATAGCCCCACGGGGAGCACGCCTCTTCTCATATGCAACCCGATACCAAGCATCCATCTGTTGCAACGCCCGAGTCTCATCTGCAAGGGAAACAATCGGAGACAACCCATACAACCGAGTAGGACGGAACTCGCTATCATGAGCAAACTCGCCATTGATGAAAAACGTATGAGGATCGCCATTTGGCTCGTGTAACATATGTGCAAATACTTCATACGTTCGATTACCACAGTAATCACACGGCCCCGGTTTCTGCTGAGGACTATACTCTTCATTTTTAGCACGGCACTCTAAACACACCCACCTCTCCCCACCCAACTTGTTATCACACGTTGAATACCTCATGAGATATGGCGGTGCTCTCGTAACCCCATCGAACTCGAAATCCGTGACATTACCATCATCATCAAGAGTATAGGTTCGCTCGAAAATCATCCACCCATCATCAAACATTTGAATGTCCCACCCAACCTCCTTACACACCTGTAAGAAGGACTGACTAATAGAAGTCTCCCGGTTATCAGGTAACAACTCATCAGCATATTCACGCATATTAGCCTCGCGGAACTTATCTTCAGCCCGCGCCTTATCAATCGGGTCAGGGACAATCATATGAGTCATACGACCACAGTTAGGACATGGACGCCGCGCTTCTAAATCAATATCGTCATCATCCAAATCCTCACCATCAGACCCCAACTGTTCTTTGAACGACTCTAACGTATGAAACTCTTTCTGACATTTAGGACACTTAGCCTCGAACTGTTTTTCCCAATCCTCGAACCCCCGACGAAACGCCTGATTCACCTTCTCCTCAATAGAATTGTTAACCAAAGACTGTTGTTCGGCAACCGCCTTAATCCAAAACGGGGAAAACTGCCTCTCGTAGATAGGCTCCTGCGATCTTTCTGGACGACGGATATTCCTCCCGAATGCACCCATCGCATACTTATTCATCACTCCCGTGACAAAGGACTCGGCCTTCTGCTTGACTCCTTTGATTATATTGCGTTCTACCATATATTCAAGCTAAAGATTTACGTTCTTGATAACATATATAACACCAACCGAGATAGTTCTTATGTCAGAACTGGCCCTCATTAAACATATTTTCCATGGATTCGAAAAAGTCCTGATCCAGATTACTACCCGTTCCAAGGACTGAATAGATTGCATACCTCATAGCATCCATACCGTGATCATCAGACTTTTTCGGCTTGTCAGCATCTGAATTCTTCCACTCATACCCACCAATTTCATCAACCGTCTGGAACGGTAACTTGTCAGCTTGAAGATCTCCATCAACCGGATGGACAAGTGAATCCTCATAAAAGTATAGCTTCTCCTTCTTAAACAAACCCTTAACCTCCTGAATCCCATTCCACACATCCTTCTTCGCTTTGGACGAACTAACCCCCTTCCGCTGTAACGTCTCGCGATCGGAAGCCTGTGCAGGATCAGCNTATGTTGACGACAACTCTAAATCCTGTGAGAAATGTTTGATCTGATCAGCAGCCTCCTCAACCAAAGTCTTGGACTTATAGAACTCACGGAACATAACAAATGTATCATCTGGGGAACGAGCCCACCAATGAACCACCATCGGTGACGGATACCCAAAGTCAATAGAACGGTAAACCCTCCAATCCTCAGGTGGAACAGGTTTACCAACCCCATCAACCGGACTGAAATCCCACCCCCCATCCAATTCCTGCAACCCATCCATATCGAGGACGTGTTTTCGCCGATCAAATTCGCTATAGATAGCATCAGACGTACCAACCCAATTTCCGAGGACATACCTCTCATAATAAATGCCCGAATAATTCTCCTTCATATCTTGGACGTAATCATCTGGAACCCCCGGATTATCTTCAGCCTTCAAATGAAACGTCTCCATATTAGGATTCCCAATAGCATCCTCATCCCAAAACTTCTGATGAATCCAATGATTAGGCCCCGCCGGATTGGTCGCCCCAAAAATCTGCCTAAACGGAACCGTATACTTCTTATCACCAACAGTCTTCCCATCATACCGAAGACGACCCAACAACTGAACCCAATCCTGCTCTTGAAGTTCAGTAGCCTCATCAACAAAAATCCACCCAAACTGCATACCCGAAATACGACGTGGCAACCCATCATTAGAATTCGAACCAGTATTATCCAACCCGTGATAATGGATCTCGCTCATAACCGGTTCCCCAAACCTTGTAGTAACACCCGTTCTATGACGGATAACTCGCTTCGACTGATTATGTCCCTTAGACGGATTTTCGGGGATATGTGAATCGGGTATAACCTCCTCTAACAAGGACTGATCAATAGTAGACCCCTTCACATCTGTAGACTTAGACCGAACAACCAACCCACGATTGCCCGGATACTTCTGATTTAACAGATACCCCTTTTCACAGCCTGTTCGAGTTTTACCTCCGCCGAAACCGCCATAGAGCATTGCTTGCTTTCCGGTAAAATTCATGAACTCCATTTGGACTGGTGAAAAAGATATGCCTTGTCTCCGTGGCTCTCTCTGCTCTACACTACTCATTGTTCACCTCAGGACACGCGATTTTTCCACACTCAACTTTTGCATGATGGACACTACAAAGTGATATTAAGTTTTTCATTGTATTTGACTCCTCGGGTACTTCAAACTCTCTTTTTGGTATGATGTGATGTACATCTGGATTTTTCCCTAATTCTTCGACCCCAACACCACAGACACGACACGAATAATCATCTCTAACCAATATCCTCTTCCTCATCTCGCTCCAATTATCCCCATAGTATTCATCATATCCACCTTTCCAAGCTATTGACTCTTCTTGTGTTTTACCACGCATAAAATCGGACTTACAATCTATATCACAATAGAAATTACTACCCCGACTAACATTCCACTCATACTTCCAATCGGGTACTCGAATATCATCTCCACAAGATTCGCACTCCACATTATGGCCCTCAGTAAGCTTTGACTGTGAAATAACAGAACCAGCACACTCACGACCACACGACTTAGAATCTATATAAGTCTCAAATGTATCACCACAAACCACACAGGTTTTCTCTTTCTTTGCAATGGACTTGCCATGACTTTTTGCATGGTGAACTGAAACACCCTTAGCTGATTCTGAAGTATACCCACATCCATCATACGGACAAGCTTCAGTCACGTCTTACCCCCACCGAACCCACCATAAAGCATCGCTTGTTTACCCGTGAAATTCATAAACTCCATCTGCGTAGGAGAAAAAGAAATACCCTGCCTCTGAGACTCTCGAGCTTGCTCTACACTACTCATCTTTATCTTTTACCTCCCCGTCAGGCAACTCGCTTTTGACTTGCTCAACCTGAGCAGGCGCATTTGCATCGACAATCTCTTGATCCGGTAAACCACCACCAACATCGGCAGACTCCCAAAACTTAACATCAATAACCTGTTGACTGGTTTCCTCAATTTTGTCAGGAGCTTCCAACCCAAGCAGATCCTCCAACTGCTCGACCACCTGACGTTGCTCACGCCACACACTTTTCAACCCATCAATATCAGAAACCTCAACATAATCATCTGGGATAGGAACATCGACCATTTCAATATCTGGATCCTCATAGGAAGCCTGCATATTTGGCACGTTGTCAAACGACACCTGCCCCTTCTTACGAACCATCTTGAACGAGGACGGTTTGACATCCTTAGCCTCCAACAACTGTTCTTCAACCTTTTTGAGACGTTCCAACTTCTCCTTCAGGTCGATGAAAATATCCATCCGCGTCTGGGTTTCCTTCTCGGCTAACAACCCTTCAGCCTCAGCACCCAACCCCGACTCGTGGACATACTGTTTAATTTTACGAACCGGCTCATCAAGATAATTAGCGATTCTCTCATACGACCACTCGCCATCATTACCCATACCGTAATACTTAGACACCGCAATCTTTATCTTCGTCTCCTCTTTAAAATCGGGAGCTTTCTTATTAGAGGCAGTCATATATAGAAGACACTACCCACGACAAAAATAAAGTTCTATGGATTTTTACAACAAACTCTACTTGAGGTCTATCTCAAGATCCTCAAACGTATTAGTGGCCATACGGACACCCTTTTCCGCTGAGAAAGTTTCCTTCCACAAATGATCCCTCCACAAATCGGGACGGTAGCTATTGGCCTCTTCATGAGCAGTAACAACAATATCACCATCATCATCCTCAAAGAACGTATAATGCAACTGACGAGGCTGCAACCAATTGGGAATAGCCGCATGGGCAACCCCACCATGATAGGACGTTAACGTACCAATCTCATCACGACCCTCCCAGTCGGTCTTATATCCAGCAAGTAACGGAACCTCCACCGACCGATCCTTAGACAACTCTTTTGACAACGAACGCATTGTAAACTCATCACCATCAACCACACCCACAAACTCATCACTATTGGCACGATTCTCGATCTGCACCCCCAACCGCTCATACGCAACCAAATTGAGCATGGGAACTGCGAGACTACGAACCGTATTCCACACTTTCACATACTTCGGAGCGAACAACGTATCCCCAAAGTACATCCGAATTGCAATACCAACCAGTACAACCGCAATCGCAGCTTCACCCGTTGACAACCCAGCTAAAAGTTCGAGCAACCCATCTGCACTACGGGGAACACTACCACTAACACCCGACAACCATTCTTGAACCATACACCAACAAATAGAATATGGGCCCCCAAATAATTACCGTTGAGTAAAATCTCGTAAATTCTTTATCGCGTTTGAACCCAACCCATCAACCTCAGACAACTCACTATCACTCGCCTCTGTGACATCCGAAAAAGAATGAAACCCAGCCTCGTGCATCCGATTGTTGACCGTTTTTCCAATATACGGAACATCAGTCCAATCAACATCAGAACTAAACTCAGACAAATGAGTAAACCTCCCTGACTCAATAGAATCAACAAACTGATCATACGGTTCAAGACGGTGATAGTCCTGTTTCATATCACGTAACAACACCACACTCTCATTAACAAACAACACCTGATACCTCCCATCCCGAGACGATTCATAGACATACCCCTCTTCCGGCTCGCTAATTGATCGCGGATCATCAACCATAATACACCCGCCCGGATTCGAACCGGGGAACTCCTACGAGAGCAGATCTTAAGTCTGCCGCCTTTGACCTAACTTGGCTACGGATGTTCAACGGACTCAACGGGATTCGAACCCGTGACCAATCGGTTAGGAGCCGACCGTTCTATCCGAGCTGAACTATGAGTCCAAACCACACCGAAAAACGTTTGTCTGCCTAAACCTCGACCTCGTCAACCAACTTGTCGATGATCTCCTGTTGGTCATCCTTGACCGAACCCTTCCATTCCGTAAGGGCCTTTTTGACACTCATCTCAGCGTTCAGGAGAGTGTTGTGCTCGACCGCCAAGGACTCCGCGCTCGCCAGCTCCTTACTCAGTTTAGAGACAACCTCGTTGGTTGCACGCTCCTCATCGAACATTTCAACGGCCTCCTCAACAATCCCCTCGACAGCCGAACTCAGGGACTTTTGAACCTTGGCCTCGACCATGTCACGTTTACCCGGTGAATCAATAACCTCGATCAGATCGAGACTACACTCGAAGCCCTCTTTTTTCCAATGAACGTCGATATCGTCAACCAACGTTTGAAGCGCCTTGGCCATATCGGTGTACTGCGCAGGAATGAAGTACACCGCGCCAGCATCACGCATCTTGACCGAAGTCGAATGATCCAGACAGAACTCGCGAATCATCTTACGAATATCCTTACCGAGATTCGAACGACCCATCAGATCGAACGTCTCCTTGAACAGTTGTGAGTAACTCTGGAACCACTCAATATGTTCGCCATCTCCAGTTTTGGCTCGAGTGTAGACATTACCCCCATCGTATTGAAGGACACCCATCAGGTCAGACTTGATACCGTCACCACGACGGTCGGTAACCTCCAGATTGAAATTATTGTAATCGACACGACTCGTCGAAATTGTAACATCCTGTGGGAGAATACCGGCCGTCATATTCGGTAGACGTTTGCAGGCTCGAGTGAACGCACGTTTACTACTAACCTCCGAAGGCAGCATGTGAGCCGGGATACCCAACTCGTTCGCACGGTCTTCGAGCCATCCACGGTCAACCGTAAAACTGGGGCCGATAGTGTAGATACCCATCCATCCGAGGACAGACTCCACATCCTCCGTGTCCGAAACCAGCTGAATTTTTTTACCACCAACCGTAACATCGGTGGAAAGCTTCTCGTCTCCGTCGAGCGTCTGTTGTGCCATTGTCGTACTACCTCCGTTTGATACAACTACCCCCACCACTATAAAGTTTTATATTCCGACCAATATGGGTGACAATCAACAATCCTGATTGGTAACTACAGTACCCTCAAACGACAACTGATCGTGTTTGGGGATTGAATACAACTTATCAAACGGAACCCCGCCACCCCACTCTTTTTTATCCTCAACCGGGACTGATTGATTTGCATTGTAAAGCTCCAACGTTTGAACAGCAGGTTCGATCTGACCCTCACTATTTCGGACATATGTTTCATGTGATCTCCTAACCCTCTTCAACGGAACATACGAAACCGCACCCGACCTTGTGACCACCTCAACCAACTTCATTCACTATCTCCATTTTGGGATAAATAATAATCAGGATCATACCTAACACCTGAAAACACACTATTTCCAATATTGAACGATTCATCATCATAATCATCTTCTCCATCTTTATCTTCAGGGACGGTTAAATCATCCGAATAAAGACTTTTAAAATGATTCCGACCACCCTCCAAACTCAGGAGACCTTTACCATAATAATCTCCCCCAAGAGATTTCCCATCATCGGAATCAATAATTTGATCCAACTGACTTTGAGCCTCCAACCGAGTAACCTTACACTTTGAGAGATTTACTTCCTGATCGCGCTGGACAATATTTTCGTACCCACACAATCCGCACTCAACCCCAAACATCCGAGGACTGACAAGAAGGCCACCATCAACCACCGTAACATCCATGACAGAACTCGAAGACTGTAACTCGATTTCAAAATCATTTACCTTAACAGACGTATCCTCAACAAGCATAAACAACACCGACCCATCATCCTGCTCATAACTATTGATAACAAGATCACTAAACGATTCAGCTAACGCAAAGATACTATCTACAAATAGCGAGCCAAGATTATTACACTCCTCACGAACCTTACCATCGGCATTGACAATATCCTCAGCACACGACATACACTTAGCATGACTAAATAGCGGGGAATCCTCATGATCAGATTCCGCAAGCTTCTCTAACTTGTTTCTGAGTTCTTCAGTAATTCCATGCTGTTGAGCAGTTTCAGGGAAAAAAGTCGCCCTACCATAATGCGAATTAACCTTCGATTTATCACCCGCTTTACTCCAATACTCTCCCCCACCCCCAACCGAGATTTTTTCACCCTCCATACCTACACCACCACACCCCACCCCCATAAACTTTTAGATCGTAAGACATTCTACCCACAAAGGATTTCACTCGCTCTACACCCCACAACACCTACATCCAAAAGAAACCCCTGTCAACCAAACGTCGCCCCACTCAAAACATCTGAAACAGTAAGACGAGAAACGCCGTAAGGAACATCACAATTGCCGCCTCGAACCCCACCACCACATACGCAATGACTGGTGAAAACAAAATGGCGAAAAACACAATCGACACCACCACATACAAAATACGCATAGCAACACTCGGTGACTGATCAGGCATTAAATTCTGGAACTCCTCCAAATCTTCTTGCGACATTGTAGGTTCTGGCACATCTTCCTCAAAACTATCATCCATACCACTACTTACAGACAAACCAATATAAATCTTTAGGAAACAGATTCGACAACCACCCACCCCACCAAAGAGGCAGCAAACGCAACACCCGTGATCGCCCCCACAACAAAGAGGAACTCAAACAGGGTACAAACCACCCCCAACTCAAAAAACACCCTGTCAACCAAACCTCGACACACGTCGCCCATATGAGCACCTACTCAATGGACTTAGACAAGTGGCGACGAAACTCCTCACGACGCTCCTTAGACAGATCACGATAAAACTGGTTGTAAGCGAAAAACTCATCTTCACTTTGATGCCAGATTAACGTTTCAGCCGTGCGCAACTTCTCAGGTAACAACACGAACATCATTGCCCACGTACTGGTCACCTGAAAAGGAATTACAAACCGATCATGCTTTTTGTAATCCAAATCCAACGTAGACGGGTCAAGCTCATAAGTGGAAAAATTCCACACAAGCTTCTCCCCATTCTTCGTTTGAACCCGGATAGGATTCTCCGTTTTATGGCGTACATATTCTAACAACTCATCTACTGACGTATCCTCTGTAACGTACAAATTTTCAACTGACATACCTTGAACCTCCTACAGCATCACTCGCCGGAACGCCGCACTCGCTTTACTCGGAATACTATCCCCACCCGCAACCGTAACCCACCCGTCGTAGGCACCACGGAAAAACTCATCTTCCACATCAATCTGAATACAGATAGAACTCATGTTAGTAGACATGAGCTCCTCCTTAACATCCTCCTTGTAAGCAGGCTCCCCATCCGTGAGGCAGATGAAAAACGTCTCATCCGCGTACTCACGACTAATCTCACCAAGCTGTTTGACTAACGGAAGCATATTAGTACCACCATTAGTCTGACCCGATAAGATTTTATCCTTGGTCTCATCATAAGACTGTGTTGGCGATTTAACCAACCGGATATTTCGCGCGAACCTGTAAACCGTAACATCGATACCAACCTTCTCCAACGCTTGGACAATCATTGCAGTAGCGATGTTCGCCTCTTTGTTTCGATCGCGATTGTACGCCATTGAACCGGAATCATCTAGTGCAATAACCGCGTGGTACTTCTTGTTGCCGGGATTAGTATCCTTCTTGAAGACACGAGGCGATCCACGGTCAGCACTAATCATCTTACGGGAATCGAAACTACCCGAAGACAGATTCTGCTTGGTGCGCGTTTTGCGCTCCTGCCTAAAGTGATCCGTGAGAACCCCACCCAACTGATTCGCATACCGGGCAGCGATTTTCTCCCATTCAGGATTGTAGTCAGCAACATCCAAGTTGTGCAACTTGATATCACCCTTACCAGCTCCGGCAATTTCAGCGCCGCGAATCTGACGGTCAACCTCCTGAGAATCAACCATATTCTCACTCTCACCAACCATATCACTCTCGGCTTCCAACTGGTCAACATCGTCAGGTGACAACCCCGAGTTATCAAACTCGCTACCACCATCAGATTCCTCATCGGATTCCTCGCCGGATTCTTCATCGCCCTCACCACTACCCGACTGGTCGCCCTCAGACGACTCGTCTCCATCTTGAGGCTCCGAACCCCCACCACTACCTGATTCTTGCTCCTCTGGCTCCTCGCTACTGTCAGACCCGTCAGACGAACCCTCACCCTCACCGTTACCGTCGTTGTCCAACTCCTCGACGTCAACACCCGCTTCCCGAAGCGCCTCAACCTCGTCCGGGATTAGTTGCGAATCGATAACACCCTCGTCAGACTTCTCAATCAGTTGTGCCATATTATTTCACCACCTTAACCTCATCAGGTGAACGACCACCCAAAATTTCACTAACCGAACGCGCCTCACGATTAGGAGCCGAACTACCCTCGCCACTCTCATCACCCTCATCACCCTCATCACCATCATCGCCGGACTGTGATTCAGGTGGGGCAGGCATCTCGATAGCCATCTGCTCACCCGCACCCTGATTTTCAGACCCGTAATCCTTATTCATGAGGTTATCCATATCGGAATTCATCTGACCCACATCCAACCTAATGAAGTAGCTCAGGATTTTCTCGTACCGTTCCTCGGCGTTAGGAATACGGATAACCTCCGAAAGCATTTCCGTAACAAACCCCATCTTATCCTCAACATACTCATCCGAATAGTAATCGTTGAAGTAGTGGATAAAGTGATGATCATACCGACCAACCGCC